CCAAGGTTTGCGCCCCCAAGGTATGCGCCCCCAAGGTTTGCGCCCCCAAGGTATGCGCCCCCAAGGTTTGCGCCCCCAAGGTATGCGCCCCCAAGGTTTGCGCCCCCAAGGTATGCGCCCCCAAGGTTTGCGCGCCCAAGGTCTGCGCCCCCAAGGTCTGCGCCCCGAAGGTTTGCGCGCTCTGTCGCGGTCAGGTCAGACCACACCAAACGCTTACCGCTATTAAATCGGTTAGCGTGATCGGCTAGGATTTGTTCAGCGGTGCGGCTCATGACTCATTCTCCGTAAGATCATCAGCCCGGTCGTTCCGAAGTTCGATCAGACTAGCAACTTGATGCTCGGGATAGCTTGGCAATGCCATTTCGATTTGCTCCCAAGCGTCGGTTAATTCGGTGGCGTTCTTGGCCTCCATCAGCATTTCAGCGGCGGCTTGTGGTTCAAGCAATTCAACCGTGTCGGCTTCTGACTCTGGTGCTTCCAACACTGCCGGTGCAAAGTCATCATTCAACGACGTGGGCAAAGACGCGCGTTCCTCACGGGCGGCAAGCGTTAGGTCATAAGTGGAGTCATCGGCGGCAATAGCGTTGGCCAACTCGGGTGACAGGCTTAGATACTTCATGAGCCGACGCAGCACAGTTTTACGCGCCATTTCATTCCAGTGATCTTTCCACGGCCCATTGTCCTTAGCACGGCTGATGTTGCGGATCTTCTCAATGTCCGCCTTGGTCATGACTTCAAGCTGGTGAGTGCCGTCGCGGAATACTGCCAATGCGTAGGCAATCCGAAACTTGCCACGGTCTCCATCCAAGAATGGCTCGTGCGTCGGGCGTGTGTCGCTCGCAAGGTCCAACTCAAAGCGGTCTTTCTCATAAACAATCTGGGCAGTGAGGGTGCTAATCTCTCCAGATTGACGGGCTAGCTTAATGAGGCCGTTCACCATCGGCATGTACTGGCAGGTGGCTCCGCTCTTGCCCTTGAAGACAACCAATGCGGCTTCCCGTCCGTCAGGAATGAGACCGTCCTTTGCGCACTGTAGGCACGACGCAAACACAGTCTTAGGGATGCAGTCCAAGATTGTTGGCTGCTGTTGCACGGCGGTTAGAACCACCCGGCGGAAACGATCAAAGGAAACATGGCGAGGCAATACCGCGCTGATGTCATCCCGCATCTTATCAAGGTTGCCACGAAAAGCGGCCACGGGAGTCATGTTTCGCTCGGTGGTTGTTACTGCATTGCTCATGATGCTTCTCCGATTCTGAATTGTGGTGGGGCAATGTCGCCCATCCATGGCATGAAGTCGTGATCCTCGGCCCATGTAAGTGGGTTGATTTGTGCCCACGGAACATCGAAGCCAAAGCGTTCGACATAACCTTTGTAGTTGGTGGTAGCGGTCTCGATCTTCTGGCGACCGCTCCGGTGTGAGGCGTCTTCCGGCATAACGGCAACGGGCATTACGATAGGCGCATGGCCTGCCTTGTGATCTAGCCTTTGATAAAACATCCAGACCCAAGCCCACTTGTCGCGCTTAGCTATCTCCTGAAGTATCGGCATCTGATCATCTGTCGCGCCAAAGACTTGCCCGTTCTGGATAAACTCGCGCATCTTCTCGCGGCCGGTGTGATAGTGAGCCCGCTGTAAGTCATAGTCCCGCATGGCTATAAACCGCATGGAGGAATCATAAGGGCTTCGGCCTTGGGTGTTCGCCCCGCCGTAGCTTTTAAGATCCAAACCAAAGGCCGGATTGATAGCGTCAAACTTGGCACGCATCAGAATCCCGTCTTGTTCCCAGATTACGGCCACTTCCCGCAAGAAGTTCTTTGATAGCCCAACGTCTGGGTGGTTGCTGACTAGGGCAGCCATGTGACGCAAAGCCTTTTCTTCGCTCACGGTAATGATTGCCTTGCCAGCCTCGACCATGTTGTCACGCCATTCTTGCGCCTCTTTCTTGCGGAAGTCCGAGTAAGGGCTGACCACGGCAACGCGATCAAAGACCGCTTCACCTTCCAAGATCAGCGCATGAAGGGCTTTCCCAAAGTCAAAGTGTTTCTTGTAAACATTCTCATTGTCTGGGTTGTGAACAGACTTGTACCACCAATCGGCGGGCGACCGTAGCAGAGTCTTCAAGTCGGTCGATCCAATAGCGCCACAACCAAAATAGGTTTCGTCTGGAAGACTCATGTAAACGCCGGGGGCTGGTCTATTGGTCATGACTTAAAACCTAATTGAAACTGCTGGAATGTTGCCAGCCGCAATTGCAAGAACAACCTCGCGCGCTTTGTCTTCGGGAATATCCAACTCCATAAGCGCAGACTTAGCCGCACCCATAATCTTTGCACGGTGTTCGCGGTCCTGCTCTCTGGCTACCCGCTCACGTTCGACGCGGGCCGCCTCATCGGCAACGCGCTTTTGTTCTGCCAGCCGATCAGCCTCAGCCTTGGCAACCTTGGCGCGCTCCGCCTCCAATTCGGCTTGGTGTTTTTTATCGGCCTCAGCCCGCTCTCTTTCGGCGGCGAGTTTAGCGTCAAGGGCTGCCTGCTCACGCGCTTTCTCAAGGCGTTCTTCCTCGGCTTTGCGATCAGCCTCAGCTTGGCGGACGGCTTCAAGTTCGGCTTGGTGTTTGCGCTCTTGTTCAAGGCGCGCTTCCTCAGCCTCACGCTTGGCTTCCTCAATTGCCTCTTGCCGCAATCGCTCGAGCCTTTCGGCCTCAGCCTTAGCCGCCTCAGCACGCTCACGCTCTGCCTCAACCTCAGCAAGACGCAAGGCCTCTTTCTCCCGTAGCCGCTCCAATTCGGCGCGCTCTAATTCCTCACGGATTAGGCGAACATGTTGGGCAGTCAGCTTTTCACAAGCCCGCTCTTTGGCTCTCTGCATCCACTCCAATTGGTCAAGGTGAATTGCGGGATCGAGGGTAATGCTATCAAGCCATTCAATCCGCTCGGCAACACTTTCCGCCGTGTCCTCAATGCCAACAAACTCCGCCTTGGTAATGGCGGTCATCAGGTCAGTGTGTGCCTTCACGCGGTCGGCTTCGGCCTTTTCCCAGTCGGTCAATGGCTTCCGCACTTGTTCCTCAAGACTCTCGAGGCGTTCCTTGATTGCCTTCCCAGCGGTGTTTGCTTGCGCCGTCTTGGTCCGCCATTCCTCAGTCAGACCAAGGCGGGCCTTGTCGATAGCAGCGCGGGTCTTAGCAATCTTGAACGCCATAGAGCGCACTTCATCACGCGCCTTATTGGTCGAAACGTCGCCGGAAACCTTAGCCGCTTCGGCCTTCAGCTTTTCATAGAAGGCTTCAAACTTTTCTTCGTTCAGGATTGCCAGCGCTGGATTCTCGCTGACTTGCGTGACAACATCGGTGTTTGGTTCTAAGATTTCCATTATTGCACAGACGCCTTTCTCAGTTCTTTGATTGCATCCCGCAAAATTTTGCGGGCTTGTTTTGGGTTGGGTGCTTTGCTGCCAAATGGCTTTAGGGCCAGTTCGGCTTCACGCATTAAGTGGCGGGCGCGTGTCATCGAGCGGACAAAATCCGGGGTCTCGATCACAAAGCGGCTTAGGTCGTGTGTTTGGTTCATACCGTCAGTCCTTTCTGGGTCCGTCAATTTCACGCTGGGCTTCACGCGCAATGTCCATGACAGTACGCGATCCATCCAACCAAAACTCTAATGTTTGCGGGTGTGTCTCCAGCTTGGCCCCAAATGCGACCGCTTGGATCAAGGCATTATGGCAGCGCAAAGCTATATCCCGCTTCTCGATGGCGTTGAGAATGTTGATCATGGCTTGGTCCCCAAGATTGAACGAACCATGTCAGCCAGCCAATTGCCTGACTCTTCGGAATTGGTCTCAATAAAAACAGGTGTAGGTCCGGGCATTTTGCGGGTCAGCCCCAAATGCTCGTCAAGTTCGTCCTGTTTGTATTCCATCCATGCAGGGATTTCGATGTCGTCATCATCGTCCATGACCTTACTCCACAATTTGAATTGAACGGCTGCGAATTGGGAGGCGTCGCAGATACCCACGCTGAACAAGGCCGCTCACTAAACCATGAGCCCCGCTCTTGGAGGATAAATTCAAGCCTTCCTTGATCTCGTCCATGCTGGGAGAGATACCGCCGGTGTCGCGAATGTAATCCCGGATAAACACAAGGGCTTCGTGCTGCTTGGCTGTAAGACCAAATCGCTCGGCTTGTGTTTCGGGTTCTGTTCTGGTGCTGTTCATATTGTGCTTATGCAACCCCCGCTTGCTGGTGTCAACTCCCATTTGGAAAAAAATGTTGACGCAACATACCGCGCCGTGCAATTCCCATTTGCATGACATACCCAAACCCGCTTGATAAATGGATGACCGACAACGGCGTCACCAACACCGCCGCCGCTGAAATGCTGCGCGCACATGGCTACAATCTAAGTGTTGAGCGTGTTCGGCAATTGCGCTTTAGTTTTGATGATGAGCGCTTTGGAGCCCCATACTGGCCGACCATGCAGGCAATCTACCTCATGACCAACCGGCAAGTGACGCCCAACGATTGGGCTGACCCAGCAAAGTTTCCCGGCATTAAGCCAAAACCAAGGAGAGAGAAGCATGGAACAAACTGATCTTGTGAAACTACCGACCGCGATTGATCTTGGAAATGTCCTAGCCTCAATTGAAGCCCACCGGACTGCTGCCCAAGATAGCGCGGCGATCTTGAAGGAAGACATTGACGCTTGGCGCGAGAAGTGGCCATTGCGTCCCGATGTTATTAAGCTGGTGGCTAAGCTGCGCCGTCTTGATCCGCTGGAATTGGAAGCCTTCCTAAGTCAGTTTGATCACTGCGTTGATACGCTGGCCTTGCGGTCTCAGCGGTCGCTCTTTGAGTACACCAATTCGGAAGAAGCAGGGATTGATGCTGAAGAAGCGGCGTCCATGTTTGGCGACGAAGAATTTTAATGCAAGTCCTCAGCTTTACGGTTGAGGGAAAGCCTCACGGCAAGGGCAGGCCACGGACTACGGTTCGTGGTCGCTTCGCCACGCATTACACGCCCGCAAAAACTGTGGCCTATGAAAAATTGGTTGCCGAAAGTGCGAAGCGCGTTTTTAGTGGCGAGCCCTTTGCCGGGCCGGTCTCTCTTACGCTCGAGATTGTTATGCCGTGGCCCGCTGCAACGCCAAAGGCTAAGCGACTCACCAAACCTTATGCCCCGGTGAAAAGCGACATTGACAATGTGGTCAAGGCAATCTGCGACGGCTTGAACGGCATTGTTTGGGTGGATGACGCTCAAGTTGTCCATCTGGTTGCGCGCAAAAGGCGCGGTATCATTGGGTACGTCCAATGTACCGTTGGTCTCATGACCGACGAAGAAGGTGCGGGTGGCTATGCCTAAACCATACTTCCCGCCTCGGCCTAGTGTGGTCGATGCAGCGGTTAATGAGGCGGTCACACACATAGAGCAGTGTGGCTATCGCGTGATTATCGACCGGGATGCTTCCCAGTTTGGATCTGTGTATATCAAGATACTCAAGCCGTGGGTTCCTACGTACGGCATGAAGCCAGTCTGGGTTGATACGCCTCACACTATCCGGGTTTCTGATCATCCACCATCTAAGTTTTCCCCGCGCTTCTCGGTGCATCCGGGATGCGGGCGTGAGTTTTTAGAAATCTGGTCTGATATTTCCCGGCAAATCACGGACAGAATGAATGCCGCGCGCTCTGATCGTGCCCGCAAGAAAGACCGAGCCGACAAAGTGCAAAAACGAATTGCCCATTTCAAAAAGCAGAGAGGAAGAAGATAATGTCACGGACAACAAGCATTGGCGTGCGCGTACATGACGCGCTCAAAGCCTTCAAGGCCGCACAAACGCCCGAGGAACTAGAGGCCGTTGATCGGCGGTGTGCCACGATCAAAGCGGAACTCAAGACGATTTACGATCAGACTAAAGGACCATGTGACGCATGGAACTTAGCCAAGACGATTGAACACGCCCGCATGCAACGGGCTGAAGACCTGAATAAAATGGGAGGCACACATGTTTGATTGGGTCGCGCCTATGTTTCGAAAACTGTTGATCAAAACGGGCTTGTTCCTGTCTGCGCTGGCAGTCTTTGCTCTGCTGGTTTGGTGGAGGATTAGCTGATGGCCTTCACCAAACTTGCCAAGACAAACGCCATTATCGACTTAAAGAAGGGGATGCTGGTTGCTACGGTCGCGCGGAAGTATGGCCTGCATATTTCCACCGTCAACAATTGGGTTGAGAAGCTGGCCGGAGAACCAGAGCCGGAAAAGGTTTTTACCCCTTTTCACGATCCCCTTATTCCGCACCGTGTTTGCAGGGCCATTACCGAAGTGGCCCGCGTCTATTGGGATTATATTCCCGAAGTCAGCGCGGTGGTCCCGTCCAAGAGGCGCAAAGATCACACTTACAAGAAGGGCGTGACGATCAATCATCCCCGTGCAGTCTTGTATCTGGTTCTGAAAGATTGCGGCAAATCGACAACACAAATTGGCATGTGGTTTAAGCGCCATCACTCAACGATCTTGCACGGTATTGAGGCGGCTCAAAAGCGCATTGATCAAGGTGACACGCTGGCAACTGAGGCTTACCTAGCGGGAATGGAAGCCATGGGTGAGCAGCCATGAGGCCCTTTTTGTTTTGGTTATTTGTGGCAATCGTGAGTGGTCTGGTTTGGGTTTATTTCGTTGGGAGGCTTTTAGATGAATTGGCCCTTCGATAACATGGCCCCGTTTAGTTATGATCTGATCATGGCGGACCCGCCTTGGTCATTCAAAACCTATTTGCTCAAGGGTAAGGGCAAGTCAGCCGACGCGCACTATGAGTGTCAGGACTTAGATTGGATTAAGTCTTTGCCCGTGGGTGATCTAGCCAACAAGGACTGCCTGCTCTGGTTATGGGCAACAAACCCGATGATTCCCGAAGCCTTGGAAGTCATGCGCGCATGGGGCTTTAAGTACAAAACGGCGGGGCACTGGTCTAAGAAAACCAAGCACGGCAAACAAGCCTTTGGCACGGGCTATGTCTTGCGGTGCACGGGCGAGCCTTTTCTGATCGGCACGATTGGCAAGCCAAAGACCAGCAAGTCGGTTCGATCTGTTATTGAGGGACCGATAAGGGAACATTCCCGCAAACCAGAAGAATCCTATGCGGCCGCCGAGATACTAATTCCCCACGCAAAGCGGGCTGATTTATTCAGCCGTCAACAGCGTGATGGATGGGACTCTTGGGGCAATCAAGCCGACTTATTTGGAGGTGCTAATGTCTGACCAAACCCCTCATAACTTGGATGCTGAAATGGGCATTCTTGGGTGTATGCTTTCTGAAAACTCGGTGCTTGATTTGATCACTGACCAAGTGGCGGCAACAGATTTTTATGACCCGGTGAATGCCCGCATCTTTGACGCGATCAAGGATATAATCACAAGTGGCAGGCTGGCCGATGGTGTGACGCTTCATGCCAAGTTTAAGGCCGATGACGCTCTAAAGGATATTGGCGGGGCTGGTTATCTGGCAACGCTGGTTGAGGCCGCATGTGATCCTATTGCGGTGGTTGATTATTCCAAGCTGACTAGAGACCTGTCGAAGCGCCGTCTTTTGATCAGGGCCGGGCAATCTCTAATTTCTAAGGCTTCGGTTGAGCATGATGCAGAATCCAGCGCTGAGACTATTCTAAGCCAGCACGAGGCTGATCTATCAATGATTGCTCTCACTGGTGCCAAGTCAACAGCGGGCTATGCCGGGACACTGGCAACGCTGAGGCTAAAAGATTTGAGATCCCCGAAGCCCGGCGGTGTCCGGGTTAAGACTGGCATTGCTGACTTGGACGAAACGCTAGGCTTCCTAAGCGCGGGTGATCTTTGGGTGGTGGGCGCACGTCCCGCCATGGGCAAGACTGCCATCAGTCTAACTGTCGCCTTAAACGTGGCACGGCAAGGCTATGGGGTAGTTATCTTTTGTCTGGATATGACCGCCGCCGCCATGATGGATCGGTTTTTGTCGATGATGGTAAAGGGCCGCCGGATTGAATACCGGGACATCGGGCGCAACCGTGTGCGCGATGTTGATCAGCACTTACTTGATGAGGCCGCCGCCGAATTAGCCACCTTGCCAATCATCATTGATGACCGCCGGGGCAGAACAGCCGATGACATTTTGTCAGCGACAAGGAGACATAAGGAAATCCTTAAGCGCAAGGGTGTCACCCTTGGCTTGTCGATCATTGACCACCTACAAAAGATCAAGGCTTCCCGTACACGGGCGAATGACTATTCGGAAATGAACGATACCATCCGCCGGATTAAGAATGACGCTATGTCCATCGGGGCCGCGATCATGCTATGCAGCCAGCTATCCCGTGGTGTTGAGCAAAGGGATGACAAGCGGCCCAAGATGTCAGACTTGCGCGATAGTGGGGCAATCGAAGAAGAAGCCGACATGATCAGCCTACTATACCGCGATGCCTATTATCTGTTTGAGGGTAAGCCAGAGGGCGGCGATAAGCTGGAGCAATGGCAACGCAAGCTAGAGGAGTCCAAGGACCGGCTTGAAGTCATTAGCCCCAAGGTTCGCCAAGGTGATCGGGGCCGGGTGACTTTGTTCTGTGACATTGGGGTTAACCGGATAGCCAGCCTTGGACATGGCGACCTAGACTTTTAGTCGCAGTCAATTTCTCGAATTGATGGCCACACATACGGGCTCGAGCAAATTGTTTCTCCGCCCTTGGTGACTTCCCAGCCCGAGAGATAGCCAGAGTCACCGACGATTTGGGCGGCTGTGGCTGTCCCAACAACGCCAATGGTGATTCCGATTGCAATGCCGATGACTAAATTTCGCATGTTCACTTCCTCCATTATGTCCACAAAGCATACACAGGCAAATTGGAACGGCAAGCCCAAGGCTTGATGAAGGTCAAGAATGATGCTTTAAGAGAGAGCGAGCGGGCAAGGTCGTGCAAACCTCAAACCCGCTCTATCACACGGACCTGATCGCAAAGGTGTCCACATGAGTACCGATTTTATATCACTTCCCGAATCTGCCCGCAATAGTTTGGGGGGCGCACAATCATGAGCAAAGCGCCAGCCATGCCTATGTATTGGGACGCCTACATTGCGGACACCACCCACTTATCAACAGAGGAACATGGAGCCTATCTTTTGTTGCTTGCCGCCATGTGGCGACGTGATGGTTCTGTCCCAGATAATGACAAGGACATTGCTCGAATTGTGGGGCTAACAGTGGCTAAATGGCGTCGGGTTAGGGAGCGTCTATCAGAGAACCTTGTCTTCGACGGTCACACAATTACGCAAAAAAACTTGCAAAAAATTTGGAAAAATACGCAAGAAAAAATCGAAAAGAATAAGCAAAACGGTGCGCTGGGCGGAAGGCCGAAAGCCAATGAAACCAAGGACATAACAAAAGCAAATGGTTTTGTTTCGCTTAACCCAAACGAAACCATACCAGATCCATATCCATATCCAGAACCAAATTATATAGATACTGACGTATCTATTACCCCTATAGTCCCCAAAGTTTCCAAGCCAAAAATGATAGCTGGTAAGTTCGAAGAATTTTGGTCGATCTACCCCAAGAAGCAATCCCGAGGCCAAGCCGAAAGCGCTTACGCCAAGGCCAACAAACAAACTGATCACGATGAAATTATTTCTGGCTTGCATCGCTCAATCCAATGCGATCACCGCTTCCAGAACAAACAATACACCCCAATGGCCTCAACATGGCTAAACGCGAAAGGATACTTCGATGACTTCTCAGGAACTAACAATCAAACGCGCCGGGGCGGCGGTTCAAACCAGCACACGCAGTCAAGCGGCTCTCAACGCCAGCGTACAGGATATGAGCTTGCTATGGCAGCAGTCGCCAACTTGGAAGAACGAGAGCGCATGGATGGATTTAATCCAGATGGACGATTACTTTAATATCGACCGTGTGAAATTCCCGGTCGGACCGTTCGACGAGTCTCTTGAATTACTCAACCAACCAGAGGCCCCGGCTTCCACAAAAGACCTCATGGCCGCATTGGGTTTAATCCAGCTTCATTGTCGTGGAAGACATGGCGACGAGGATCAGACTAAGGCTTGGCTTATGAGCATGGCCAAGATTTTGGCGGAGTACCCCGATTATGCAATCCTAGACGCTTGCGCGGAGTGGCTGCATATCTCGCAATGGCTTCCGGCCCCGGCTGAATTGATTGAACTCGCTAAGCCTAAATACGCATGGCGTTCGCGCATGATTCGCGTCTTGAAGGGGGCAAAGTGGGCACACGCCAACAACTACCGCGACGGAAACGCCTTGATTGAGTAACCGAACAAGAGCAAACCCCATCTGCACTGCCAAATCAGAATTTCGGAGCGCACTAGACCAATGAACGCCACCCAGACCGCCCCGCAAATGGATAATACCCATCAGTCAACGGCATTGGCGGTTGTTTCGGTATCATCTACCCAAATTATCAAGGAAGCCAGCCACAGCCCAATTGTGAGCCTTCCCCAAATGGTCCGGGAAGATCACGATTTAGTGGCTCTCTTGCGTTCACACCGGGCTAGACTTGGCTTGGCCCAATTCAGTTTAGACATTGATGCTGGTTTGCAGGATGGCTATGCCTCCAAGCTAGAGGGACCGGGCAGAGCATACGGGCGGCGACCAACACGCTTGAGCAAACCAATCTCAGTAACGTTTGAACGCGCCACCGGGGATATGGTTTCAATCGGCAACACAAAGATCGACAAGGGCCGGGGTGAGTTTCCCGTCATCACTGCTCAAGCAAACTGGTATATTCAGGCTATGGGTCTAGCGGTCGTGGTGATGGAGCGTGAACAGGCCGAGGCGCTATGTAAAAGACCGGTCCCATTTCAGGTGACAACGCCAAAGGCTCGCACGGGTACACGCGTGAGGCGTCTTGCAATTGATATGACAATTTCGGACGTAGGAATCGAGCCCAAGGCTGTTACCCCTGTCGCCCCCGAGATAATCCGTGAGGCTGCGATTAGAATGATCAAAGCCCAGAAGTCAGCCCGAGTAAGTGCCCTAGCCAGCGCAATTCGGTTCTGCAAGGATAACGGAATAGATCCCGCCGCGCTTAAAATGGCGATCAGCATGAGTCCAAATCAGGGAGTCCAATTGGCTGGTAGGCTAGCGAGAATGGCAAGCTATTTGGACGCGCTTAAAAATCCATCCGTCACGGTTTCGATGGTCGACTCTATGGATCACGTCGTTGACCGGGCGGATACTGAGATTGAGAAACACGCCGAAAATTGCGAAAAGTGGCACGCCCTTTTCAGGGATGCCACCGTTTAGACGATTGAATTTTGAATGAGCGCCACGAGTCCAAATGTTCCGCCCGGCGCAAAAGACTAGGGCGAGGCTATGAAGCCCCGCCCCCCTTGATTGCTTCACCCAGCTTGATGAGCGCGAGTCCTAAAGATTGAAGCCCGTCACCCATTTCGTCCCTAAGATCGGCGGTTTGTCCAATTTCCATGGTCGGGTCTATATCCGCCATGGCATGCCACCGCTGCAAGGTTCGGCGGTTCATGCCCGTCGCCTCCCGGATGATCTCAGGCCATGCTTCGCCGCAAGTCTTACGGCCTAGCGCGGCTAACTCCCCGGTGGTTAATTTGGCGCGCGTCATTGTCTATTCACCGCTTCCCAGAAAGCGCCCCAAGCGCGATCTGTCCAGAACCCTTGCCCCGGCTTAAATTCTTTGCCGTCATGGATTGAAACAAAGCTAGAAAACCCGTCGCCCCATTTGCAAACGTGAAAAGTCACGTCATCGAAATTGCCCGCCAGCATCCAAGTCCTAGTTTCTTGCGCGCGCCTCTTGTCTCGCCCGTGTGTAAGATTGACTAGGCTAACGGTGCCGTCCTTCCAATCCCCTATGACGTAGTATGAATTTCCTATTGATTGCGTCATTGTTTCTTTCCTTCCGTGTTGAACCCTATCGGTTCAAGTCTGACCAAACGCGATTGCTATTTGATCGGGCTAGAAACGCTAGAAAGCGCGGCCCGCACATGAACGCCTCGAGTCCAAATGCGGGCCAAACGCCATAGAGGGCGGCTAGGCGGCCAAAACCGCCTTCACCAAATCGTCTTCCGTGATCTCTTTCAGTTTGCATTGGGGATTGTTGCGCACGTGATCGTTATAGACTTCCGCTTGACGTTCGCGGCTGATACCCATTGCAGCAAGTGAGCAAGGGACTCGAGCGCTCATAAAACGGTCCTTTTCGCTTATAAAGCCCGTCATGTCTGGAAAGACGCCGCGTGAAGCCCTTGCAAGCCCCGCCAAATATTCGTGTTGATAGCTTGTCATCTTGCCTAGCTTCGCACGGCGCTTGATTGCCACCGGGCCGGGGCTTGGCTTGGGCTTTGCAATGGGTGCACGCGCTATCGGCTTAGGCTTAGCGCTGACTGGCTTTTGTGGCGCTGGCTTGGCAATGTCCATGGGATAGACCGTAAAGCCCCATAGCGCGTCTAATGGTTGCTTATGCCCCATGACTTCAACGCCGCTTGCCCGGTCTACCGTTACCCCGCGTGATTTGGCGTGATTGTATGTCTCCCAATGGGTGACGCCATGATCACGATAAGACAGGGCCAACAAGTCAAGGCTTGCCCCGGTGACTTGCGGTCCGCCTAAGATCACGGGCTGGCTGTCCATGTAATGTTCCCATGAATGATACTCATTCGCGCTCGAGTTGGACTGATGATTAAGCGCGACACGATCTTTCACAAATAGGGGCTTGCTGGCTGTTGATTGTTTACGATTGGACATAAGCTGGACTCCATCTTGCGGCCCGATTGCCGCTTGTTTGATCTATGACAGATCACTAGGGCCCATCCCCCGATTGAACGATGGGCCCGCGTAAGTGTCACATAAAGAAAGCCCAAAAGATTAGGGCCAACGGCACTAGAAAGAGATAGTCGCGCGCGTTCATGCGTCCCCCCCCTCAACGTCTAGCCCCATGCCCTTTAGGATATAATCGCATGCCTTTTGGGCTTGTGAAGCGGCGCTGATGATAGCGCTAGAGTGCTCTTTCAAGCATTGAACCCATGACTTCACATAGGCCGCATGGCTTTCAATGTGATCTACCGGAAGCCCCAAATGAGCCCCAAGAAAAGCGCTAGTCAATTCAGCGACTAATTCTTCAAAGGCATAGCGTTCGTCGCCAAAGCGCTGTCCCTTAACCCGGTTCAATCGGCTTGGGGCCCCGGTCCAATGTGCGAATTCGTGCGCTAGCGTCGCGTAGTAGGATTCGGGCGATTCAAAGTCAGCGGGGTAAGGCATTTGGATATAGGCCCCATCAGACTTACAAAAAGCCCGATTGCCACCATGGCGCACGTCCGCGCCTAGTTTGGCAAATAGCGCTTCCAGATCGGGACGCGGCCCGGTGGTGGCTGGCTTGTCATGGGTGACAGCGAAAGTCTCGGGCAAGCCGTCACATTGGTCAGCATTGAACACATAGTATGTTTTGGCAAACAAGCGCGCGAAGTCTGGTTTTGCATCGTCATCTTCCGAATCATCTTTCTTTCCAGCAACACCATAAAAGACAATCCATGTGCCCTTTTCACCTTTGCGGACTGCGCCGCCCGCGTCTATCGCACCCTTAAACGTTAGCCAGTAAGGCGATTGGAAGCCGTGTTGCGTTGCAGCGGCCCATAACAAAAGAGTATTAATACCCCGGTACGGCTTGCCATTAGAGCGCAAAGGCATGCCAAAAGACATATCCCCCGATTGCCATGGCTTAACCCATGGACGAGTCCCTGCCTCAATTTGTGCAAGGATAGCTTGTGTAACGCGCTCTGCAACGGTCATCTTAGGCGCAGTGTCGATTTGCGCGGATTTGGCGGCTTGCTTTGCTTTTAGATTTGCCATGATCTTAGTCCCTTAGATTCAGCGGCCCCATGCCGCGTCTATGCCCGATCATATACAAGTCCCGCTTGCATTGGTCAATCCACTATTTCACCCAATTGCAGCAAGCCAGCTTACCCGGTAAACGATTGCCAATGCCGCCCGATAAACAAAAGCTAGATAAGAGCGGCAAGAGATAGTAGATAGCATTGCAGGATAATAGCTAACACGCGCTAGCGTGGATGTAAGAGGCTTAGATAGCACTATGCGAGTAGATCACTTGCCAGAAGCAAACATAAGACAGACACGCATTGCACCCCGTTTACACCAAGCCCTCGAATTAATCGTGAATGAGGGACTTTCTTTAAAAGACGCCGCCGAAAGAGTAGGTTACACGCAAAACGCTTTGGCTATCGCTTTACGCAAACCGCATGTAATTGCGAGAAAGAGGGATATTTTGCAATGTTTTATGCAATCCGGGGCCGATTTGTGTAGGAATTCTCTCTTAGAAATAGTCAAAACGTCAAAATCTGACGGCGCGCGAATTGAGGCGATTAAAACCTTTCTGACGCTGACTGGTGACCTCGGCGGCGACAAGGCAACCACCAATAACCTCAATGGCGACGTGATCATAAACTACCTTCCGGCCCCTTCTCGGGATGAAATGCCGACTATCACGGTCCAGCCGATCAATCGCAATGACTTGAATGATAAGGGTTTTATTGACATAGAGCCGGATTGATTGGCCCCTCATGTTTCCCATGGGTATTCGCATAATATGCATTATGAGACTCTTTTGGCCCCCTTTAGGTGGCTGTTTAATAAGGCATTGTTTGCAAAACGCGCGTATCGGTTCCGATCTTTAACCCCATCGGGCTAGCCAGCTACCCTATGATTAGGGCTTCCCTTTTCCTGTGGGACTATCGAAGGGGGCGGGGGGTAAACGCGACGAGTCGATAACGTATAGCTATCCCCCAAGAATTTTTCCCCCCTCAGACAAATGCCCTATTCCGAAAATTTTTAGCCCCCTGTAGGTAAATTGGGCAATATTATTTTGTCGTATCCCCTGTTTAACGCAATGATTTTACAAAGTGTCTCGGGCTGGTATGCAAGATTATTGCGTTTGGGTTGTTATTGGGGGATGATTGTGCGGGGCTTGGGTTGGCTAAAGATGGGACGATTGGAGCATGGCAGGACGACGGATAGTAAATAGATCGGGTAAGACGCCTCAGCTAAATGCTCAGGTGGATGGGAAGATGCTGGAGACCTTTCTGCACTCACGCGCTAAGGTAGATATTATTCAAGGACCTGTTGGAAGTGGAAAAACGCGTGCCGCGCTTATGCGCCTTGGGATTATGGCGGCCGAGCAATATGTGGTTGAGGGTTTCCGTGAGAGCCGGTGGTTGATCACCCGTGCGACGGCACCCGAGTTAAAGACCTTGCTCAAAGACTTCTTGGAATTGTACCCAGAGGAAGACGGTTGGGGATTGCTCAATCAGACGCCGCCGATGACGTTCAAGATGAGTGTGGGGAATATCCGGGCTGAGTTTGTGTTTTTGGCGCTGGATGACATTGCTGACATTCGCAAGTTGAAGTCTACGCAGTTCACGGGGGCGTATATCAACGAAGGCCAATTTGTGACCTTGGAAATGTTTACCGAGATCAAAGAGCGGATAGATCGTTATCCATCGCGCAAGCGGGTGAATGGTCAGCTTGTGGGCGGGGCGCGCAATCCTTGTGTGATCATGGACATGAACGCGGCGGATGAAAGCCATTGGGTTCCGATCATGCGGGGCGATGTACCAATGCCGGATTGGTTTACGGTCGATCAACAAAGACAGCACGCCAAGCCGCCCGATTGGAATTTCTTAGTGCAACCGCCTGCCTTGATCGAGATTAAGGATGCGGCGGGAGTTGTGGTGGATTGGGTGCTTAATCCAGAGGCGGATAATTTGGCGTTTTTGTCACCGGATTATTACCCGGACAAGATTGCGGGGCGGTCAAAGGAAGTCATCGACATGACTTGTATGAACCGCACTGGTGCATTGAGAGGGGGTAAGCCCGTGCATACTGGTTGGAACAAAGAGATCCACGTTGCCAAAGAGCAGTTGGCCTACAAGCCCGAGCATGAGTTGATCGTGGGGCTAGACTTTGGGCGAACGCCTGCTGCTGTGTGGGGTCAGACTTACGGCCGCCGGTGGTATATTCTGGGTGAGTATTATTTGGAGGACGTGTCCTCGAGCGAGTTTGCTCCTGCTTTGAAGCGGGAGTTAATCCGCCGGATGCCTAATTTGGATTGGCGAAACGTGAAGCTATGGGGAGACCCGGCTGGTGACTTCGGCAATGACGCAACCAATTCGACGTCTTATGACATTTTCCGCCAACACGGGCTGTTTGTTCGTGAGGCCATGGCTGGTTTGCGGATTACTGCCCGGCTTGAGACGGTTGATGCGATCTTGGCCCGCATGGTTGGAGGCTTTCCGGGGTTGTTAGTCGACTCGTCGTGCCGGATGCTGGTGTCTGGCTTTGGTGGTGGCTACAAATGGAAGCAAGTGTCGGGGCGCGATGGCATGGTAACGATAGATCAGCCGGTCAAAAACAAATCTTCGCACCCGATGGACGCGCTTCAGTATCTATTAGCCGGGGCTGGAGAGGTTTCCGAGGTGACGCTTGGGGGTAGAGCCCAAAAGCCCGTTGATACTCGTGTCCAATCGCGTGTGTTCCGCCGTGATCGTCCCGGTGCTTTCCGGAGAAGTGCATGACCGATGCGTTTGTTGCGTTTGTTGGGCGCAATCGTAGGGAATTTTGGACCGATCTGTTCAATCCCAAGGGCTTCCGCCACTGTCACCCGTTTTGGTACGACCCAATCTGCGAACGGTGGATCATTGCCGACTGCACGCGGGGCAATATCACGGTGGATGCGCTTACGCCTGCCCAGTTTGACCATTGGTTGTTGATAATGCAGCGGGCCGGGGCTGTGTTCTTGGGTGTCAAACGCCAAGTAAGCCCGCATTTTCTCACCAGACTGGGGATTTGGTGTGTTCCGTTTACGGCTCATGCGGTGGGGAGTTCGTCTCGTGCGTTTCGACCAATAGGCCTTTTCCGTGATCTTGTGCGTGAAGGCGCGGTGCCCGCGTTCACCCGTTCCCCGCAGGAATCTACATCAGATGATGAAAGCTAAGGCTCCCAAAGAAGATCCGGCCGTTGTCGCCGCCCGCAATGCTGAGATTGCTCGAGCCGACAAAGAGAATTTAGGCGCGCAGCAAAGTGTTCTCGACACTCTGACCAAAAGATATGCCCGCCGGTTCGGTCTGGTCAAAGGCAGTTCTCAAAGCAATATCCTTGGCGGCCTTGTGGCCCTGCAAGCGGCCGCTGCTGGTGGCGGCACGGGCAGTGGCTTGGTTGGCGGAGGGTACGGCGGCGGTGGATTTGGCGGCGGCGGTGGATTTGGCACTGACTTTCTGACTGATTTGAGGTAGCCGGTGGACAAGAAGCACGTTCTTGAAAAACTCAGAGACGCCAAGGCAGACCGCAATACGGCTATCACTTGGCTAAATGAATGTCTGCGCTTTGCGCGGCCCCTGTCCAATCGTATCAATTCGACGATCATGAACAGCGCTCGCAAGCCCGAGAACGAAGACGATCTGTTTGATACAACCCTGCAAGACACGGTGGATGACTTCGGGTCGGACATGACTCACTTGTTTACGCCACGGCATGAGCGCTGGGTTCGGTTTGAGCCGACAGACGATCTATCCGAAGGCGAAAAGAAACAGCTTGAAGCCGAGATTGACGCTGAAGCAACAGCCGTCTTTGGCGAGATTGAACGCTCCAACTTCTATGAAGCTGCCGGTGAGGCCTACCGTGATTGGGCAATCTCAGTCATGGCCATGTCGATTGATGACCCCGGCCCCGGCAAATCGTTCGAGTGTCAGCCAATCGAATTGGCCTCGCTGCTTTTGGCGCGTGGGCCTTTGGGCACGTTTGACGGAAGATTCCGCGAATGGCCGCCCATGAAGCGTTCCGATGCCGAGATTGTGTTCAGCGGAATTTTGCCCAAAGCAAGCGAGATTGACGGCAAGAAAACCGTAAACGTGATCGACGGCTGGTGCCGTGATTGGTCCGACCCAATGCTTGAGGCTTGGTATCGCGTTGTTCTGATCAACAACAAAGTCGAATACATGAGCGGCAAGGGTGCCCACGTTGGGCCCGGCTCTTGCGGGTTTATCGTCTCCCCATGGCGTAAGGCCTTCACTACCGCTTGGATGCCGGGCCCTGCCTATAAGGCGCTACCGCCCGCACGCACGCTAGACGAATTATCATACCTGTACCTGAAAGCGCTCAACCGCGATGTAGATCCCGTTGTGTCCTATGTGGACGATGGGATTATGAACGTTGAGGGCGGTATCGACGCAGGCACATGGTTGCCCCGTGGCATGAACTCCGAAGCCCCAGAAGCTATCTCGTCTAATGCCCGTCTTGATGCGGCTGTGTTTGAGCGCGAAAAGCTAGAGGTGAAAGTCAAGAAGGCGCTTTATCAAGACCGCCCAGACCAGCCCGGCAAGACTCCTCCAACCGCTACGCAATGGGTGGACGAAAAGGCTTGGAACACACGCCGGATGGAATTGCCCCGCGACTTGGCAACGAACAACTGGGTTCTACCGATCATCAACCGCTTCACCTATTTGCGAGCACGACGCGGGCAAGACTTGGGCGTGACGCTCAATAAGCAGTTTGTGCAATTGCGGCCGGTGACTCCGCTTTCCAAGGCCCGTGATCTTGAGGACATTCAAACCACGATGCAGATTGTGAATATGTCCTTGCCGCTTCTCCAATTAGAACAGGCAGGCAATCCAATCGACGCGCGCGGAACAATCGAGAATCTACAGCGGACAGCCAATGAGCGTCATCTGGTTCTCAAAAGCGCGGAACAAATTGCTCAAGAACAAGCCATGGCCATGATGCAACAGGGCGGCATGCCAGCAGAGGAAGGCGAAGATGTCCCGACCGCCTAGAACGTTTGACGCACTTCGCAAGCCCGCCACGGCTACCCCCGCCCCCGCTATCGTGGACGATTTATATCTCACATTTACCAGCCCGGCCGGACGGCGCGTCATGCAATGGTTGTTTGAGCAGAACGTAATCTGCCAACTTCCAACCAACGCTGAGGATTGTGCGTTTCGGGAAGCCGAGGGAAAAAAGAGACTTGTCCTCGAACTGATCAAGCAGATCGAGGATTTTGAACTTGTCTCTAATGGACCAAGCGAGCAACCAAGTACCCGCCTCAGAAGCATCCGCTGATGGTGGCATTGTCGCGCCTATTGAGCAGCCCGGTCAACCAGCGGCACAAACCTCGACTCCACCAGAAGGTTTGCCAGAAGCGTTTTGGAAAGACGGCAATCTTGATGTCGCGTCTATCAAGGCACTTCACGAGGCGAGCGCCAGCGAAGCAGCCAAGCAAGCCGAACGTGCCGCTGAAATTCCTGCCGATGGAAATTACGTTCTGGCACTTCCCGACGATCTAAAGGAAATTGACGGCAAGGCCGTAGAGATCGACACCAACAATCCGGCTTACTTCACCCTGATCGAAGCCGCCAAGGAATTGAAGCTGACCACGGCCGAGGTGAATAACTTTGCCGCGATCATGGTTCGCAAAGAGCTTGAGCAGATGAAGGCCGAGCAAGAGGCCTCCACTCAAGCAATGCAAGCAGAGTTGGCTAAGCTGGGATCAAACCCGGCCGAGCGTATTGCAGCCGCAAAGAATGCCATCATCGGGATTCTTGGCGATCAAGCCAACGCTTTGACTTCGCAAATCTTGACTGCCGACGGCGTGATTGCCTTGGAAGCCTTGGCTGCAAAGATCAATCTGACACCCCTTCCCCCTCCTCCGGGCGGTGCCAAAGACGGCAAACGCGTGGCGGATATTTTTTATGGCCCCTCTAACGCTGCATAAGGACTAACCCAATGGCTGTTATCGGCACCGCCCGCACTCTCCAAGACTGGGCAACTACCCGCGACCCTAATGATAAATACGCAAAAATTGCGGAACTTTTGTCCCAAGACAACGAAGTCTTGCTGGACATGCCGTATCTGGAAGGCAATTTGCCGACCGGCCACAAAACGACTGTCCGCACTGGCCTGCCCGCCTCAACATGGCGCGCGATTAACCAAGGCGTTCCCGCAACTAAGGGCGCAGCCGCACCGATCACCTTCGCTACTGCAATGCTTGAGCAGCGTTCGCAGGTAGACAAGGCCTTGGCTGAATTGAATGACGACTTGGCCGCTTACCGTATGAACGAAGCCAAGCCTCATTACGAGGCAATGTCTCAAGACATGGCAACCACGTTGTTCTATGGCAACGAAGCCCTTGAGCCTGAAAAGTTCACCGGCCTTGCTCGTTACTACAACTCGCTGTCGGGTGCTGCATCGTCTGAAAACGTTGTGTCTCACGGCGGTTCTGGTTCTGATCAGAGTTCGATCTACATTATCCGCTGGGGTGAAAACACCATTCACGGTATTTACCCAAAAGGTTCGCCTGCCGGTCTCCAACATGAAGACATTGGCTTGGATGATGCCTCGGATGCCAGCGGCAATCCATTCCGCGCATTCAAGGATCATTGGGTCTGGAAAAACGGTCTGGCCGTTCGCGACTGGCGCGCTGGCGTTCGCGTCTGCAATATCGACACTTCGGTCATTCGCACCAACGATGCCGGTGGCGTGACGGCAATTAAAGACCTCATTCGCTCCTTGATCATCGCAAGCGAGCGTCTACGCGGCGAAGGCAGCGGCGGAATCATGTACATGAACCGCACCTGCAAAACTGCACTCCGCTTGGGCATTCTCGAAAAGGTTGCCAACAACCTGAGTTATGAGACTGTCGCTGGTAAGGAAGTTATGGTGTTTGACGAAATGATTGTCCGCACTACCGACGCTTTGCTGACCACTGAAACCGCTGTCTCGTAAGGAATAGACCAATGATCCTTGATGCACAAAACATCTTCTCGAACTCGCAGGCATTGACTGCAACGGCCCCTTCCACCGACGTAATCGACCTTGGCGCAAGTGGCGATCTTGGCCGCACTAACATGCGTTTCCGCGCTTCTGTTGCCACTGCCTTTTCGGGCGGCACGTCTGTTCAGTTTGTCTTACAGACTGACGACAACAGCGGCTTTTCGTCGGCAACTGCCTTGTTCACTAGCGCGGCAATCGCTGTCGCCTCCCTGACTGCCGGTGCGGTTGCGGTGGACATTCCAGTTCCATCGACAACCGAGCGCTATCTGCGCGTCAACTATGTGGTTGTTGGCACGCCGACTGCCGGTGCTGTCGATGCCTTCTTGGTTCTCAATACGCCGAACCAAGTCACCTACCCAGACGCCGTAACGGTCTACTAAGGTAAACGCGCATGAAAGTCCGAGTGATCAAGCGCGCGTTTATCGGTGGCCGTATCGTTGAGCCCGGTTCAATCATCGAAGTGCCCGAGGGAACAACTGGCTCTGCCTTTGCCCCTCCCGACTCCGATGCAGTAATTGAGCCACCAAAGCCAAACGGTGTTGAGGCCTTGTTTGGGCCCGCAATTCCAAAGCCTCCCAAAGCTGTAAAGGCCGAGGAACCAAAGGCTAAACCTTCCCCGCTGTAGCTTCCAGCTTTTGAAGCCAAACTAGAAAGCCCTCGGTGAAAATCGGGGGCTTTTGTGTGCGTGTCATGCGGCCCTGCAAGACGCGACAATTCAGGCAAACACGGAGACTTATTATGCCTAACGGCCCTTACGGTTCTATCGGTCCTTTTGGTCCCACTGCGATTAACTTGCCCGCCGTAGCAAGCTATACTCGTGTTGATGATGTAGAAAACAATATCTCAACTCTGACGTTTGCGACTCCAGAATAATTTCAATGGCCCACATTACCGTCCCAGACGAGTCGACTAAAACCACGTTTATCGTGACGACTTCACAGTCGATCTTTTCGATTCCGTGGACGCTATTCGATAAGACTGACATTCAAATCACGGTCGGTGGAGTCGCCCTTACTCAGGGCGACTTTACCTTTGCACCTAATACAGACTTTGAAGGCGGGTTCAACGGCGGGCAGGTCACGCTAAACACGCCCGTCTCCAGTACAACCGTTGTCATTTACCGCAAAATCATCACGGCTAGGACGGAAGACTTTGGCGCGGGTCCAGTGTCGGCGCGCGATAGAAACACGGCGCTAGATCGCCTTACCGCTATGGCTCAAGATGCGCGTCGGGATATTGATTCTGGCAGCACGGGCGGGGCTGGAGTTACCGATGGCGACAAGGGCGACATCACGGTATCGGGCTCTGGTGCAACTTGGACAATCGACGCGGCGGCGGTCAGCAATTCCAAACTTTCAAACATGTCCGCATCCACCTTCAAAGGGCGGATTACTGGCAGCACTGGATCTCCTGAAGATATGACACCAACGCAAGCGACTAGCTTGCTTGATGTGTTCACCTCTGGGGCAAAAGGCCTTGCTCCCCTCTCTGGCGGCGGCACGACCAATTTCCTGAGGGCGGACGGCACTTGGGCTGCGCCTCCGGGCGGTGGGGGCGGCGTAACGTCTGTAGGCGGGACTGGCACGGTCTCTGGCCTGACACTGACTGGAACGGTCACTAGCACGGGTAACTTGACGCTGGGCGGGGCTTTGTCTGTCTTGCCTAGCAACTTTGCCTCCCAGACTGCGAACACGTTCCTTGCGGCTCCTAGTGGCTCTGCGGGCACGCCTACGTTCCGCGCTATTGTTGCGGCTGACATTCCGACGCTGAACCAGAACACCACGGGATCGGCTGCAACTCTGACGACTGGCCGCAACATCACGATGACGGGTGATGTGTCGTGGACGGTTAGTTTCAATGGTGGCGCTGCGGTTTCGGCGGCCGGCACGATTCAGGCTCAGGCTGTCACCTATGCCAAGATTCAAGCGGTCGCAGCCAATAGCGTTCTAGCGCGGGCCGCTGCGACAAGTGGCGATGTTGGTGCGGTCGCCTTGTCCGCTTCTCAGCTATTTGGGCGCGGCTCAACGGGCGATCTAGCCCCGATCACGCTCGGCACAAATCTTTCTATGTCTGGCACCACTTTGAACGCTACGGGCGGCGGTGGTGGTGGCTCTGCGTCGTATTTTAACCCCTTCACCTTCTGAGGCTTGACCGATGGCATCAACCCCAAACTTCGTCGCAACCCCCCGTTATTATCGTGGACGCGCGACCGCGGCCAACACGGCGCGCGATGGCACGGGAACGATTGTTGATATTGTCGGCACTGGTTCTGGCGCTCGCAAGATTGACCGCATCGAGATTGTTGCAGAAGGCACCACGACCGCTGGAATAGTGCGGCTCTATATCTGGAACGGCACCGACTATCGACTTTGGCGTGAAGTTGACGTGCCCGCAATCACGCCATCTGGCACTGTTGACGCATTTAGGGCCGAAGTTGATTTGTCATTTGCGGGTCAAATCTTTGTTCTTGAAAGCACCCATAAACTTGGTTTTGCGCCGCATAACGCCGAAACCTTTATTGGCCACGCATGGGGAGGTGACTTCTAATGTATCGTGGTTTGTTGGGCACCCCTGAAACTGTCGATCCCGGTCGCAGACGCGCTGGCTATTTAAGCTCAACGAGCCTGTTCATTCCGGCTTATGCTCTTGTAGATCCAAACGGCGATGAAATCTCTAACGAAAACTACCTCCCCACTGCTGCAACTCAGCGGATCGTCGAGGCTGGCTTTTCCGATGTGAGCGCGACCGACATCATCGATCCCGTTTTCTCGACAGCGAATGGCGGTTCGGTCAAGGTGAAGGGCAGCATGACGGATTCGCAGTCGAGCGGGTCTGCGGTTATTGTTACAGGAACCACGGCAAACTCGGAGTTTCTGGCGCGGTCTGGCCCGACCTTTAAAGGTGCGGTGCGGGTTCGCTCGCATCAGATCCTGTCACAACGCATTGCCAATGCCAACTTCATGACCTTGCTGGCTGATCTCCAAGGTGAAGATTTGGCGTACACGATCAACAGCGCTACTTCGGTGACGGTCACCCAAACAGGCCACACCTTGACGGCGGCGAACATTGGCCAGTTCATGTTCTTGGGTGGGCTTTCGTCTGTCGGTATTCCTGGGCGCTATGCAATTGCATCGGTCGTGGCGGGCGTTTCTATCACTTTTACGGTCGCAAGCTGGCCCGCCTCCGGTTCTGGCACGCTGACCCTTTTCGGGCGCAATCACGTTCGCGTGCTTTTCGATGGCACCTCGCAAACTAGCGGGTCGTGGAACAATCAGCGCAATGGCTGGGAGGCAGGGGCCACAGCAACCACAATCAACACCACGGCAAGCCCCGGCACGGTCTTGGTTCTGGAAACAACTGGCACGGACGCGCTTTTCTATGACACTCTGCTGGCTGCGGCAACTTTGCCTAACCTGACTTTAAGGTCGTCGCGCATCCACGCCTTGCCGCCTGCTGATTTGCCGCTTTATCTTTTCTTGTGGGCCTATAACGGCAATACCGCACCTGCATCATCGACCACTTGGACAATCGGCCATGCGCGCGTTGAAGAAAACGCCATGCAGTCGGTGTATCTTCAAGGTGTGCGGCCAAATGGCAACGCAAACGCTCTGCCGACTACCATTGTCGGATCGCCTAGTGTCGGCCTAAACGCGGGCACTAACCTTGCTGGTGATGTCGGCATCCAATTCCGCGCAAGCGCTACAGGCGCTGGCACGGTAATAAACGTTGCTTCACCTGCCACACCTGCGGGCACTCTGATCAAGAGCGGCGCGGGTCGATTGCTCGCCATCAACCTCTGCAACACCTCCACAGGCGTTCGATGGGTAAAGTTCTTCAACGCCACGTCTGTTACCCCCGGCACCACGGCTGCGGCCTTTGAGCGACCTATTGCGGTAGGTGGTTCGCTTGAGCTGGCGTTCGATGGCGGGCTTGGGTTCTCGACTGGCATGATGATTATGGTGACGGCTGCGCGCGGCCTTACCGACAATACAGCGACCGGGCTCGCACTGGGCGACGTCTCCGGCTTCACTGTCCACGCCTAAGGAGGCATTTCAATGACCACTAAGCAAGCGTTTGTTGTAGTAAATGTTCGTGATGTCGTGACCAATGAAATCGTTTCAGTTCATGAAGCGGTTGGCACGACCGACAATAACGGCGAAACAGTAACCATTCTGCATGGTTATGTTCCGACCATCCAAGAAGCGCTCCCCGCTGACATCACAGTCAAGGTTCGCCCCTACGATGTCGAGAACACGCCAGCCAGCCTATTGTCACGCCTAGACGATCCTGAGGCGAATCTGTCGGTTCTTGAGTTCGCCTTCCCATCCTAATCGCCTGCGGGACAGGCGGGTTTGCTTGGCTCAGTCAGTAACTTCATCGCTCAAATGCCATTTGACGCGCCTGCTGCGATTTTGTGGGCTGATAATTAATGCCTAAGCTAGTGCGTTCTTTGTGTGCGTAATGCGGGGGATTATGGCGCATGTCTTATGCTGCTCCGATTGAAATTGTTCAAGCTGCTCTTGCGCGCGTAGGCGGGCAACAAATCACGTCGCTTGAAGATAACTCTATGCCCGCGACCGTGGCTAAGGCAAACTATGAATTGATGGCCCGCAAGCGGCTGTCTCGCCACACATGGTCCTTTGCCTCTTATCCTGTGCTGTTAGTTTATCAGGGTGAGCAAATTGTTGGGCAGATGCGCCATGCTTACCGTGTTCCTCCCGAAGCCCTGCGCGTTCACTGGGTGGGCGTAGGCGAGCAAAGGCTTGATGACTGGAAGCTAACCCAAGGCAAGATTGTTGCCCGCGCATCCGGTCCCTATGAGGCTCTAATCTCGCACCGCGCCCCAGAGAGTGATTGGGCCGATGACTTTACCGAGGCCTTTGCCGTTGAGATGGAGGCCTTGTTCATCGGTAGCTTGCAGCGAAATGTCCAAGAAGCGCGTGTTCGTTTGAAGGATGCTGAGAAGCTGTTTGCCGATGCAATGGCGGCCGACAAGAGACAGGCTCCGGGCCCCCAAGTTATTCGGACTGGCAGACTTGCGAGCGCTTGGCTTGGCGAACGCGGGAGGGTTTAACCATGCCCCGTTATCGCTCGTGGACCACATCAGTTGAAAGTGGCGAGATTGCGCCTGAATACCGTTTGCGAACGGATGCTGTTGCCCGCAACAAAGGTTTGCTCAAGGCCCGAAATGCCAGACTTTTAAGCAGTGGAAGCTGGTCGCGCCGTTGGGGCACTTTGCGTAAGGTCGATCACGTTGCAGATTGTCGGTATGAGACCATCGGCATTGGTCAATCCCAAGCGGTTCTGTTTGCCTTTTCCAACGGTCGGCTAGATATTTACAATTCGGCTTGGTCTTTGCTTCAAACCATCACGGGCTGTCCTTGGACGGGCTCGCATATCCACAAAATGCAAGTGGCCGCTGAGGCAAATCGTGTCAGCGTCACCCATCAGGCCTTCTATCCGCAAGAGTTGGTCAAGACGGGCGCGACATGGGCGCGCGCAGCCAAGACATTTACTCCCGGCCAAGGCACGACGCTTAGACAGCCATATTATCGGTTCCAGTCCTCGGGCGTCACGCTGACTCCATCCGCGCTAACTGGTTCGATCACGCTCACGTCATCGGCTGATCACTTTGTTGCCGGTCATATTGGCGCGCGTATTCGATATGTGACCCAAGAGATTTTAATCACGGCTGTAGGGGGCGCAACCACGGCGACAGGGACGGTTCAAGGCGCGTTGTTCCCTACTCTCAACGTTCCCGTTGTCACCTCTGTGGGCTTCTCTGTGGGCGATATTGTTGAGGGTGCGGACTCCAAGGTTCAAGGTCTTGTCACTGGCATTCCAAGCGGCACGGCTTTGACTGTCTTGCTGATCAATGGCTATGAGAATTTCATCGGTGGCGGCACAAACGAAAACTTGGTTGGACCAAACCAGAGATCGCTTTTGACGGCCGCTTGCACAAACACGACTCCCGCTGCTGCTGTCGATTGGGATGAAGCGCTTATCTCGGATGCTCGTGGCTACCCGGGTGGCGTGGCTTACCATCGTGGCCGCCAATTGCTGTTTGATTTTCCTGCTGCTCAAAATCTGTTGGCGGCTTCCATTGCCGGTGATCCCGATGACTTTGACACTGGTGAAGCCGGGCCAAACGATGCCGTAATTGAGACTGTCGGGCGCGATGACTCTTTGCGGGTTTTGTTTGTCGGTTCGATGGAGCAATTGTTGGTGTTCACGGAGGCGGGCGCATACTATGTGCCCGAGACAACCGGCGCACCATTCAGCCCGACCAATGCAGAGTTCTTGGCTATCGGTCCCGAAGTCATTGGCAACACGCCTCCCGTTCGTGTGTCTGAGGGCATGCTGTTTTGTGAAGCCAGATCCGGCCGCATGTTAGTTCTGGTTCCAACGGGTAATGTTCGCCGCTCTTGGGACGTGGCTGATTTGTCCGAATTGTCTTTTCACATGATGGGCACGCCGAAAAAGATTTCAGTTTTGCCCGCCACCGCAACATCTGATCGTGAGATTGTGGTTCTCAAAGAAGATGGCTCTATTGCATGGATGCGTTACCGCCGCTCGCAAGAGTCTGCGGGCTGGTGTCCTTGGGACACAGAAGGCGACTGGCGATCTATGAGCGTCTTGGATGGCCGATTGTTTATGTCTGCCTCTCGCACGCTTGATGGTGCCTTGGGCTACTCGGGCGAGGAATTGTCAGAGGCTCGCGTGTTAGACGGGTGCGTCACTGGCACGACTGGTCCGACTCCATCCATGCCAACAATCTTTGACGGAACAAACGTCACCATCACTCAGTCCAATCAAACGATCTACCAAGGGCTCTATGATGACTTTGTGCCTGAAGACTGGACTGGTTTGGTCGATGTTGGTTTTGCGTCTTTGGTCGAGGTTGAATATCCCCCGCCGGTGGATGGCGAGAATGGGCAATGGCGGCCCATGCAGATTGTGCGCGCCTTCCTGACTGTGGAAGATAGCGGTTCGTTCCGCATGAACGATTATGAAATGGGTGCCTTTATGCCCGAATCCGATGAAGGCGCATTGCCTCCGCTTTGGTCTGAAACCCGAGAGCATTGGGTTCCCGGTGTTGAGTGGGAGCAAACGCTCACCATCTCTCAAGAAATTCCCGCGCCGCTGATTGTTCGTGCGCTTACGTTGGAGGTTAAAAGTTAATGCAAGGATCGGTTGCTGCATCAGCTTTAGAGGCTGCGGGTTCTGTTTCTAAGGGCTACCAACGCGCGTCTGAATTAAAGAGCGAGGCTCTTAACTTTGAGCGTCGGGCCGCTGGCATTAAACTACAGGGCCAGCAAGACTCTGCTTCCCGGTATCAGGAATTGGACAGCGCGTTGCAAACCATTGCCGCCCTTCGTGGTGCCCGCAATGTGAGTTTTAATTCCCCGACCGCGCAGGCAATTGACCGCCAACTTCAAAAGCAGGCCACTCGTGGCCTTCAAATTTCGCAGCTTGGCTTTGCTCAAGAGGCCGATACTGCCCGCATGTCTGCAAGGTCTGCACGTAAGGCAAGCCGGTTTGCCAAGGTGGCTGGCTGGCTAGAGGCGGTTCCATCAATTATGGATGCCGGTAGCAGCATGCCTAAAATGGGCGGAAAGAAATAATCATGGCCCTTGGTGACGGCTTCGGCCAACTCATTCGACCAACTGGAACGACGCCGCTGCAAGGTGGCGTTCGCATGTTTGACCCCGGTATTGGCGAGGCCTTGACTGGTCTTGGGCAAGACATTGAGCGCCGCGTAAAGCCCGTCTTGCTGGACGAGGCAGCAACCAAAGGACGCCTTGAAGGCGATGCCGGAATCCAGTCCGACGTTATTCCAATCACCGACATTGATCTTGCCTATAAGCGCGCCAATGAGCAGGCATATCTAGCCCGCAACGACATTGACCGCGATGAAACTCTTGCGGCGCTCGAGCAACAATATGGTGCCGACCCCGAGAAGTTTCAGCTAGCAGCGCTTGAAGCCAAGTCTGCCCAGATCAAGGGGGCTCGCGGTTCTCTTGCTGTTGCGGTCGAGCAATCTTGGGATCGAGCGATTACGCGCAAAACTGGCGGTCTGACTAAGGCTAAAGTTCAGCGTGACCTTAAAAAGTCTTTAGACGATATTGACGTTGGTATCTCTCGCAACAAAGCCGTTCTCGAGGCGGCCGCCCGCAATGGAACGCTTGGATCTGATGAAGCCGTTGAGGCCATGCAAAAGCTGCAAGAGGGTATCAGGGGCAAGGTTGAGAATCCGCTCTCGACCTACACGGCTGTTGAGGCTGATCGAGATTTCCGCGTGGTGTCTGGTCAACTTGCCTCACTGACTGTTGGGCGCACGGTTGCCACTACGTTTAGCGATGCTTTGGCCGGTGGGGATACTATTGCCGGGTCTGAAGCCAAAGCGCGTGCCGGTCTCTTGGCTGCATTTGAGACTAACCCGGCATTGGCTGGGTTAGATCAGGCCGAACGTGCTCGCTTGCTCAAGGTGGCTGATGACGCCCTTATCGAAAATGCAAGTCAGGCCCGTCGACTCAAGCAAGATGCGGATGCGGAAGAACGTGCCGCCACCGCTGCAATTCGTGAGAAGCAACAGGGCAATTACTACACGCTGTTGCCCGCTGCCGATCAGGGCGGACTAAGCATTTCCGAGATTAACAAGCGTGAAGCCGCTGGTGACATTAGCGCCACTCAAGCCGACGCCCTTCGGGGGAACACACGCGCCGCCGCCTCTCGGGCAGAGACGGCAAGAAACCAATCTATTGCAGCGGCAAGGCGTGCTCAAGCCGACGCTACTAGAGAGGCCCGCCTTGGCGCAAAAGAGCAGGCTCAGGGGCTTGTTTATGATTTGCGTGACCAAGCGGACGTTGAGCCCGATGCCGCCCTTTCTGAAGCGCGCAGAGCCCGTGGCGCGGGTATCATTACCGAGGCCCAATACCGCTCTATTGAGCGTGCTGCTCGTGCCGAATGGAAGCGCGATGACAAGGACCGCTTGTCAGATACCCGCAATGCAATGAAGGCGGCCGGGGCTAAGCCAGAAGACATTGATTACATGGAGCGCAGCTATAGCGACGTGATTGACGCAAACCCAAACTGGAATGAACAGGACCGCGACAAGTATCACGCTGAATTTCGCAAGAACTACACTTCTCGAGCAGGCCGCAAATCATCGCCAACCGGGCAGGTCCGAAGCATTCAGCAAATCAATACTGACATTCAGACTGTCACCCGGTCAAATGCTCCCGCTTCCGTGAAGTCACAAAAACTAGCCGCGCTTCGGAATGAACTTAGAGCCGCGACCGCAAGGAATTAAACATGGAACCCGATACCGCCGCTTCCCAGCCCACAATGTTTTCGGTGCCGGTTGCCTTGGGTGATCGCACGATTACGGCTTATGTAGACGCCAACACGCAAGAAGAAGCGCAGGCCCTTATTGAGTCGCGCCGTGAACGCGTGGCCAAGTTTAATCCGAACGAAAACGTTTATGTCATGCGCTCGGAAACCGGTGGCTATGGCTATTCCTACGATACCGCCGACGAGGCAACCGCTCGAGCAAACGTTCAAAAGGGCATGGCTAATATGGACGCCATCGCCCGGTTCACAAATGAAAATGCTGAATTGGATTCCACCGCCGAGAATAATTATGGCGCGGTCGAGACCAATGACATTATGTCCGAAATTGACGCATTGAATGCGGAGGCGGCACAGAACGCGCCCGGAAAATCATTGGGCGACATGGCGTCTGGTGCGGCAAAAGATGTTGCGTTTGGTCTTGGCGTCGAGGCCCCCACCCAAATCTTGGCTGGTGCTGCGTCGGGAATTAACGAAACCTTTGACGCTATCCAGATTGCCGGTAACGAACTCTCCAAAATTGTCCCTAATCCGTATGTGGTATGGAGTGGCGTCGGTGACGGTGTTGCAGGCAATGCTCAATTTCGCGTGGGCATGACTGGTCGAGGCGGTAGCTTTGAAAGGGATGCTCAAGCGCTTGGCGTTGATCTCAATGAGTCTCCACTCCCAGAGGTGCCGGTGGTTGGTCAGCAACCAACGTCCGTAACTGGTGGCGTTGTCCGTGCCCTGTCGCAGTTTGGCGCGTCTATGGGCATTGCCGGGCGTGCGCTTAAAGGTTGGCAAACTACTTCAACCATTGGCAAATTCTCTAAAGCTATGGTCACGGGTGCCATTGCTGACTTTGCCGCGTTTGATGAAACCGACAAGCGCCTGAGTGACTTGATCGAGACCGTTCCTGAATTGTCGAACCCAGTCACCGAATGGCTGGCATCTGATGAAGATGACACTGCGCTAGAGTCCAGACTTAAGAACGTGGTTGAAGGCGGTTTGATTGGCGTGGGACTTGAGGCAATCGGCCCTATGGTCAAGCAGATTTCAGCGTATCGCCAACTCAAGAGGGCTCAAGCTCAAATCAAACCCCAAGCCGATCAGCTTATGGCGGAAACTATTGCGGCCGAGCGCAAGGTTGTCACCGATCTTAACGAGGCCATGAAGGTTCTGGGTGATCCAGAGGCGGACCTTGTTCGGGTGAAGGCAACACGCAAAGCCGCTGACATGGCCCCGATAGAGGGCAACGCCACAGAAGCGGCCGCCATGACGCGAACGGCTGATGCGGTGGGAGGAACACCACAAAGACCGCAAGACGCCGCTCAGGCTCAAGCTACGGGCGATGCTGCCCCATCGTTTGGTGAGAATCCGTTTGAGATTAACTTCTCCAAGATTTCCCAGCCCGATGACGTAAACAGCATCATTGCACAGATGATCGAAAGCAGACCCGACGCCATTGATGCAGCGCGCCGTGGCGTCCAAACGTGGGAGCAATCCAAGGCGGGCGCAGAGGCACTTACGCAATCCGATAAGGCCTTTGTGGATCTGCTATCTCGTCGTCCGGGTCAGGCTGCCAACGACAAAGAAACCATTGCCCTTCGCATGCTCTGGGGTGAAAGCGGCGCTAAATTGCGCGAAGTTGCCAAGATGGCGGCCGACAATCCAACCGACGCAAACATGATGGTGTTTCGCCAAATGCTAAGCGTTCACGGCACGATTGAGGAAGCCGCTATGGGTGCGCGTGCTGAGGCTGGCCGGGCTTTGCAGACATGGCGTATGCCCGTGGGCTCTAGTGAGGCAATCGCAACACGCGTTCGTGAGTTGGTAAACGGTTCTGATGGCGCATTGCGTCAAGGCAACATTGATCTTGCCCGACAAATTGGCGCGCTCGACGACTCCACCATTGGGGAGATTGCACGCAAAGCCCCGCAGATGACCAATGCTCAACGCATGAGAACAATCATTCAGTCGGCCATGCTCACCGCCCCGTCGACTCACGTTGCCAACATCACCGGCAACGCAATGGGCATGGTGTTTGAAACCGCCTTGCGTGCGCTTGCGCCTATGACCACCGGCGGCACTGGAACAGTCCGAGAGGGTGAGGCCACAGCCATGTTTGCCGGTCAGCTTCAGGCCTTCTGGGACGTGATCAGAGCGGGCGATAAATTCAAAGCCTTCTGGAACACGGCCGAGAAATCCGGCGGCAAGGCTGAGATGAATGCTCAACACATGTTCCCTAAAATGGCGGGCTCAAAAAATCAGGGCATTCGTGCCGTTGCCAACGTGGGTGACTTCTTGGTGAAGCTGCCCGGCGGCGCGACAAACGCCATGGATAACGTGTTCAAGTATGCCCTTACTTCGGGCTCGCTTAATGCCACGGCCTTCCGAAAGGCCATGGATGAAGTCAATGCTGGTGCGCTTAATCGTGAAGACGTGGTAAAGCGCCAGCGCGAATTGGTTGCCAACCCGACCGACGACATGATTGACGAAGCGGGCAGACTTTCCGAAGAAGCCACATTCTCCCGAAGCCAAGAAACTTGGACGGACAGTGAAGGGCGAAGCGGCCCCGGCTGGGGTAAGATCATGCTCAACATTCGCCAAGCGGCAGAGCGTGGCGGTCCGGCTGGTGGTTATGCGTCGGGCGTGATTATGCCGTTTATCAATACTCCGGCCAACCTCATGTCTTATGCCTTCCGGTCGTCGCCTCTTGCTCCCATGATGGCGCGCTATCAGAAGGACTTGGCCGAAGGCGGGGCCCGTGCTGAAATTGCGCGCACTCGCATGATGGCCGGTTCTGCAATTATGTGGACGGCCTTCTCTTTGGCGGCCAGCGGGCAATTGTCCGGTGGTGGCCCGATAGATCCCCAACAACGCCAATTGCTACAGCGCCAAGGCTGGCAGCCCTACAGCGTGCGCGTGGGTGACACTTGGTATTCTTACAGCCGACTCGATCCAATGGGCACGCTGTTCTCTATTGCCTCTGACCTCGGGGATATTGCGCTCAACACCGATTGGGACGAAATGGACTCTATTGAGCAGTGGAGTGAAATTGCGGCAACCACTATTGGGGCTATTGGTAACGCCTACGTGAACAAATCCATGCTCTCGGGCGCGGCCGATTTGTTTGAGTTTATGGGCGACCCAAAGCGCTATGGGGAGCAATTCGTTCTCTCTAAATTGTCAGCGCCTATTCCCGCTATTGCTGGTTTGGGTGAGCGCTTGGCCGATCCTTATGCCCGTGAGCCAATGGTGACGCCTCGTGAGTCCGGCGGCGCAAATGACATTCTAAGCGGGCTCGAGTCCTTTATGCAGCAAGCCAAGACTCGCATTCCCGGTGTGTCCGAAACTCTCCCAATTCGCCGCGATATGTGGGGCCGCCCGCAAATGCAAGTCTCCGGCATGGGTACGGCTTGGGAAATCTTGTCACCCTCTCGCGCTTCAAAGAATAAGTGGGAACCTATCGACGGGGAACTCGAGCGCTTGCGTTACTACCCGCCAAACATGCAGAAAACCGTTACCGTCCCAGAAGAATTGTCGGCTGGGCCCGGCGATGACCGCAAGTATTCTCTGTCTGATCGTCCAGACATCTACAACCGCATTCTCGAGGTTCGCGGGGAAATCATCTTGCCACGGCTTAATGCAATGGTGAATGGTGAGAGTGATGAAGGCGCTATTTACTTGGTGTCTGATGACGTCGCCAAGCAGGAAATGATTGAAAACGTAATGAGTGAGGGCAACAAAATTGCCCGCGCGCAAGTCATTCAGGAATACTATGTGGACTTTGCTATGATGTCAGCAAAAAAGGCTGATGCAATTGGTGTGGCTCCTGCTCCAGTTGAATAGCTCGTGCGTGTTTTATATGGGCTGTGGCGGGCAGATTGTGCGCCATGGCCCATATCACTGTCCCCGATGAATCGACCGTAACAACCTACACGGTAACAACCGCGCAAAGTGTATTTAGCGTGCCGTGGACTTGCTTTGACAAGACCGATATTCAAGTTTTAGTCGGCGCTAGTCTCTTGTTGCAAAGTGATTTTTCCTTTGCTGGAAACCCCGGAACTGAAGGCGGGTTTGATGGGGCAACAATTACGCTTGTTGCTGCCGTCTCCAATACTACGGTAACGATCTATCGGGACATCATCGTTAAGCGAACGGATGACTTTGGCGTTGGGCCTGTGTCTTCTCGTGATCGCAATACGGCGCTCGACCGCGTGACCGCAATGATTCAGGACGTGAAGCGGATTGCCAAGGGCGTTGCCCCGACAGTCCCGTTGCTTCCAGATGTGGTTCAGACGATAAGCAATATTGTGGCTTTACGCGCTGTCTCTTGGCCAAACGGACGACCAACACAAGTTTGCTTGGTTAGCAATTGGGCAACGGGTGACGGTGGCGGGACATTCCGTTGGGACGCAGCCTCAACCGCAACAGAAGACGGCGGCACAATCATCAAGGAGACGGCTGTCACTACGGGTCGTTGGTTGCGTCAATTCTCTGGTCAAGGCGTCGTGTCCTCTTGGTTCTCGGCAACCGTTCACACAGGCGTGCAAGCCGCTTTAAACGCCAATTATGACTACATCCTGCTGCCAAACTTCACGGGGCCGATTAACTGGACTGGACAGGTCACGCTGCCACAGGGTCGCCGGATCACTATTGAAGGCGGCGGGGAAACCATCTTTGTCAATGCCAACATAACGTCGATTTACTACAAGCGCGATGTTGCGGCGGCTGAACCGACTGAATTGCGATTTACCAATGCGGGCGGCGTCATTGTCGAAAATGGCTTGGCTCGCACGGGCATCTTCATCGACTTCCGTGGATCGGCTGTCACGACTGGCATGACCATCACGCGCTCTGGCGGCACGGCAACGGTTAGCTTGCCGTCCGCTCACCTGCTATCCAGCGGGGCGACGGTGGAAATCCAAGGCGCAACTCAAACTGAATATAATGGCCGCTTTACCTGCACGGTCACAGGCGCAAACACCTTCAGCTATCCAGTCACGGGCACACCTGCAACGCCTGCCACAGGCAATCTCTGTTTTAATGGCCAAGAGACGACCAATTACAACAATAACCGCGTGTTGGTCGAAAAGTGCGAATTTAGAGGTTTTGCAAAGAGCGTCTATTCTGAGCGCACGGGCGGTCATATGGAAATGATTGTCTCGCGCTTTAACGGCATTGCTTGGGAAAGCGGTCGCGATTCCAGCTTCTTCGCACTGTCGGATATTCTGTCGGTCAATGACATCACCACCATATATTACCTCGACGTCTATCCAAACGGGCTATCTAACGGCGTTTCAATGGATCGGGTTTATTCGGTTCTTGCTGGTGGCACGGGCTCACTAGGCGGCATGTATATGGTTGGCCTTGAGGGGATGACAGGGCAGTCAAACTCCATCGACCTTTGCTTCGGTGCAACCTACGGCCTTACCCTGATCTACTGCACAAGCCTTGATCTTGAGTTTGTTTGGATTGCCTCGGACTTGACCCAAGCCGCCTCGCATCGTGGCTGGTATCTGGAAGATGCAATCAGGTCCACATTCAGGGTCGCCTCCAACGTCAGTTCCTTTGTGGTTGGGTGGGTCGAAAGTAGCCGCTTCCCAACTCAGCCGCTTTATTTGTCGCTTAACATGCCTCTTTTTTATGGTGCGGCAAACGCAGGGATTGTGTTCAACAACGCAATCGGAGTGTCGGTTGAGCCGGGCTACAAGTTTACAAACGCCATGCCGCGCACAGGCACTGATTACGAGTTTGTTGGGATCAACACCTGCAACCGAAACACGATTGGTCAAGGCCACATGCGGGGTTCGTCTTACACGATTGCTCCCGGCACTGGCGCCGCTTCAATCGTTGTTGCCCCCCTATTCATCCCATAAGGAGCCGCTGAAATGCAAGCAGACTTATCTATGCTAACCCCTGCCGAAACGATCAAGCGGGGCGATAATCTGGCCTCCTTTGGTTCTTACATCTACATTGCGCGGTCTAGCCTAGGTGAGACCGCAGAGATGCTAGAAAGCCCTGAGTTTTGGGCAACATGCGCGCAAGCCTTTGCGGGCGCGGTCCAGACTGTGCGGGTGGTTGAGGCTCAAGGGCTGTTCAATGAAGCCACGTTAGAGATTGACGGCACTGGTGTGACTGTGGCGCATATCTTGCCGCCAACGGCAGAAGCAAACCCTGAGCCCATTCCCCCGACAATCACGGGCGATCTGCTTGTGTCGCTGGTTGAAACGGGTGGGCCTACTGTCGGTCAAACCATGACCCTTCCGTCATATCAGCGGTAGGGGATGATAATGACACCTGAGCAAATCCTCACATGGATCGGCTTGTTTTATAGGGCGGCTTAAACCTCAACCAACGGAGATTAACATGGCAAAAATCAAAAACTTTCAGGCGGTTGGCAAGGCTTACGTTAAACTAGCCAAGGCGCAAGTCGAGTTTCAAAAGGCGGTCATGGCTGCGGCTGATGCTGATGACGGCGTGCGCGTGTCTAAAATTACATGCTGCTTGGCTGACCTGACCGCGCTACATGGCACGCTCAAAGCCATTCAAACGGCATCTCTTTCCAAGGCTGGTATGCTTCCCTCTGATGGTGACGTGCAACAGTTTGGCGGCGGCAACACCCAATGACAGACGCTCAACCCCATGTCGTCGCCATATTTATCTTGGCGGCCATTGTCGTGTTTGCCACTTATGCGGCGGGCGGGCGGCTTAGAGTGGCTGGCAGCGTGCTTTTCCTGTCGTTCTCAACCATCCTCTACGGGCAGCTTGTCCTTGGCCTTGTAGCACCATCCCTGACGGTCCTGACGGCGTTCTGCGACATGGTATCACTTGGCTGCATCGGTTGGGTGCTGATGAGGGCTAAACGGCGCACCGGCTTGCATGTGGCTGGCTTTGCCATGTGCGTTAGCCTCATGTCCCATGTTGCCTATCACATTGCAGGAATTGGTGAGGGCGCAACTTTGGCCTATTTTCTTGTCACAAACATCGCTATGGTTGCCGCGTGTTTGGGTCTGCTTTGCACGGCTCTAAGTCAATTGGTGGGCAATCATGGCATGGCTCTTGGCGTTCATAGTCATAACGGGAGCGGCCTTAGTGGGGCTTCTCGGGTGGCTGCACGATATAAGGGCCGACCATGATGGAAAGCGTATTGGTAAACGCTCTGACAAATGCCGCAAATAATCCGGGTTTCGTGACCTTTACGGTGTTGTTCGGGCTTGCGTCTTATTGGCTGTTTAACCGTGGCGTGATTGTGCCGGGGGCTGTTTCCGAATTGCTTGTAAAGATTGCCAAGTTGGAGGCGGCAGAAGAAGCCTGCCAAACCCGTAACACCGATCTTGAAAAGCGGATTGCAGCTTTAGAGGCTCAACTGCAAGCGCATGTGAAGCTGTCATGAAGTGGCCCGGGTGGCGGTGGGTTGCGGATGGTGTGCGGATACTGGCACCGATTCCGCTTACCTTCACATCGGCTGGATTGGTTCTCATAGTTTGGCAAGGCGGTTGGCCTATAGAGACTGCTGAGCAGCGCATCCAGTGGCTGGGTATAGCGTTGCTGTTCAACCTGACTTTGCTCGGTCTGGCTTTATTTTTGAGCCGTGCTGGTATATCGTCATTGTCGGTCAAGGCTGGTTCCATGGAAGTCAATATCAACGAACAAGGGGATAAGAATGACTGACATTCTGCGCACAGGTGCTAAAGGCATCGCTTTGATTAAATCGTTCGAGGGCTTGGAATTGCGGGCGTATAAATGCCCTGCTGATGTCCTGACGATTGGTTACGGTTCCACGGGGCCGCATGTAAAGCCCAATATGGTCATCACCGAAAAGCAGGCTGAAGATTTGCTGCGGCAAGACCTTGTGCGCTTTGAGCGGGCTGTGACGCGGTTGGTCACGGTGCCAATCAGCCAAAACCAATATGACGCACTGGTGTCGTTTACGTTCAATCTTGGCGAGGGTAACTTTTCCAGATCCACTTTGCTCAAGCGCGTTAACGCTCGTGACTTTTCCGGTGCGCAAAAAGAATTTGCCAAATGGAATAGAGCGGGCGGAATTGTCTTGGCTGGTTTGACGCGGCGTCGTGCTGCTGAGGCCAAACTATTTGGTGAGCCATGAATTGGCGCTTCTACGTCCTTGGCGGTCTGCTCGCTGCCATGTTTGCGCTGTCGATGTATATCGCGCACCTGCAAACTGAAATGACCAAGGCCAAAAAAGCCGCTGAGATTGCACGGGCTCAAACGGTAGTGAGTGAAGCCACGGCGCAAGCGGTAGATCGGGTGACGCTGACAGAGCGCATTGTGAGAGAGGAAACAATAAATGTTATCCGTGAGATTGATAGCCTCCCAAACGGTGAAGCGCTTGTGCCTGATGACGTCGCTGCTGCTTGGGGTTCCGGCATTGACGGGCTGCGCAACGACGCAACCAAGCCTGACGGTGACAGTTCCAAGTAGTCTTAGGGATTGCACAGCAACGCCACGTCCTGCATCTCAGGGCTTAACTGTGGGGCATCTAGCGGCGTTCTCAGTCATGCAGGCGGCTGATCTTGAGAAATGCCGATCTAAAAACGCGGCGCTAATCGAAATAATCGAAACGGTCAACAAGGCGCATGAGCCTAAGCGGCAATGGTGGCAAGTAAAAGGCCCTAGCCGAAACTAGAGCCTTCAACCAAGCCTAAACTTGGCGGCTTCCCATGTAAACATGGGAGGGGGGTGAGTGATGTTTCTTACCGGGAGTGTCGGTGCACACCATATCAAATCATGGCGATGGGTTCAAGGGTTTTGCCTTTTTCTCTATGCATGATGGACACCACCACCCGTCCGAACGCTCTTTCCAGCCACTATCTTTCGCCGTTGATTTTGCGTTACTTACACCAAATGCACCAACGGCAGTTTCTTGGCACCCACGATAACCAAGAAAAATACCTTCGCATCTAGCCTCACACCATAATACTGCCATCACCGTCTCCATCCTTTTGTTGCGTGATATGTTCCACGTCGGTTAATGTATAAAATACGCCTGTTTGGCTTACCCTTTGAGCCTGCATAGAACCTACGCTGGGGCGGTGGCTTAACATACGGGACAGCTTCAGTCTCGTTTATCATTTGCCACGAGGTTCCGTCCTCTGCGGTTATAATTGCTCCGATAGGTGCAGGGCCTGTTGCCCATGTAAGTTTAGCTGCGCCTGTCATGCGTCCCCCAACATCTGATACAACTGTCCTAACTTAGTGCTGATCTGTTCGGCCAAGTCTTTGGCCTGACCTTCAAGCGCGGGATGCTCATAGACGAACGTGTCAAACATGCTGTCGATCATGAATGTGCGGTCTAGTAGTTCGTGGTGAAGTTTGTTGGTCATGGGGTTACCTTGGTAATCGGCATAGAAAGCGGGCGCGGCATCAACTTTATAAGGTCGAGATTGGCCTCTAGGGCGGCGTTACGCTCTGCGTAAATAGCTTTGTATTCCCCATCATTGTAAAGAATAAACTCAAGCGCCAATTTTAAAGCTGCATCCGCAACCTCATGCATGACTTCAGCGTCACAACGGCGGTTGTCAAACCGTAACTGTGTCTCAATGACGGATTGCGCACACCAGCCACGGACCAAACTATAAAAGCGAGGGTCAGTGCGCATGCGCTCAATGTATGGTCGGTCACGGCTTAATTCATACTCCATCACTTTCCCCCCTTAATCTTTTCCAATGCCTGCCCCAACTCAACAAACACCGCTGGCAATGGCGGGTTAGTGGGTGGGGGTGGTAGGGGTGCCCAATGGCTATAATCGTCTAGGCACCAACCCTGATGATGATCGGAGTCTATTCCATCTTCATCAAGACATAGAATGTGAGTTTCTTTCCAAGCGGAAACGGCGCTTCCAATTTCAATGCTGGCTAAAAACTCGACGCCAATTTCCTTCGGCGCAGTGCTAATATCAAACCAGCGGCAGTGCTTGTCTGCGTGGTCAAGGACGGCGTCGGCTAGGGGCACCAAAGCAGTAAGTGCCTCGGCTAGTTTGGTCGGCATGATGGTATAGTCGCCTTCAACGGGCGCGACAGGGGGCTTGTCATTGGTCATTGGTCAAACCCTTTCACAACGCCACGGAACAAGAAGTCTTTGGCTTGTTGCTCTTTTGGCAAATCCTCAAACGGCACAAGACATGGGTGCGTCTTGGCTTCGGCGTCCTTGGTTTCGCCATAGGTCCAGCCATCAGCAATCTTTAAGGCCATCCAAGTGTCATGTTGCGCGCTTGGTCCTGCATCTGGATTATCAAGAACAAACTGAACGCCAGCCCGCGCGCTCTCACGTTGCCAGTCCGGCGCATCATCCCAGTCAGGCTGAGAGAAGTCTCCGTATGCCTCGCAATAAGCCTTATTTACAGAATGACAGATTGCGGCAATGTCGTTGATTTCGTAGGTCACGTTTGATCCTTTCGTGATTGTGAAGGTGTCATTGGTCATTGGTGGTGTCCTCTACATGTGGTTTGAGAATGTCGCAGATGTGCAAGAAATACTTTGCGGCAAGCGGGTTTCTGCCCATGAAATGCCGCGAGGTATCGTGAGCGTGCTCGATTATCTCTCGCAACCGCGCATTTTCCTCCACCAATTTTCCGTCGGAAACATAAGAGGCAATCATTGGCGCGTATTTCTCAAATGCACCTTCGCGCAAAGCCTTGTGAAGTTCTAAGTTTTCAACGTGCAATTTCTGGCAATACTCTTGCAAACGCGCGTTTTCCTCGCGCAATTGAGAGCAGGTAGCAGCCCAGTCTTTGGCTTCTTCCATGAGACGTGCTGGGTCATTGTGGGGTCTAAGGTCGATCATGGTGTTGGTTCCTTGTTGAGTGCGGCTAGAAATTCAGCGACTTCAGACTCGTGTGCATCCAGCCTCGCAGCAAGATCGGGCCTGTGTCGCTCAAGGTAGCGCCTGCCCTCCTTGTAGTCCTGACCATCATCACGGTGCAGGACTGCCCATAGACGGCTTTCGCAATTGTCTAGGCGTTCCACCAACCCACTAGCATTGAGTGCGGCTTCGATGGCGGCGCGCGTCGGTGCCGTGTAACACCATGCGTCGTGTTCAATCGCGGCTATCGTGTCGTAGGCTTGTTCTGCCGCGTTTAGCATCGCATCGGTCACTTCAAACTTGGTCATATCTCTCCCCCTTTGAGAGCGGCGCGGGCTTTGTTTTTGAGGCTTACAATGTCCTCTAAATCCACGTGCACATAGTCGTAAACGCGACCACAATTCACGTCGCTTTGAACAACACGTTCCGATAAATCCAGCACCTCATCGACCAAACTTTGCAATGTGGCTTCAAGTTCAAGCACGCGGGCGGCTAGGTCTGGGGCCATTGCGATTAGTTCTGCGCTAGGACTTGGGGTAACTCCAAGCTCGGGGTCGTCCCATCTAGTCGCGTGAACAAAAGCAATCCCACTGTAACTTGAATCGACAATAGTTCCGTCAAAAACGTGGCTATTTGCGCCCGCGATACACTGCCAAGGCCCCATTTCAGCCCATGTCTTTAATCGCCAATCACTGAATGGCTTTTGTAGGTCGGTGGTGGGGGTCATGAAAACTCTCCAAGTCGGTAAACGCTAAGACCGCAAAAGCCTTCGGGCTGCTCTTGAACGTAAGCCACGGCCTCCTCGTTAGTTTCAAAAGACGCGCGCAGGTCGTTGTTTGCGGCATAGACGCCCCAGACATCGCCATAACTGTCCATGCGCTTCCATTCGTCCTGCATGGCTGTGGTCACATTATCCATGCCGCCCGCTTGAATGTTTCGGTTGCGACAATATCCCCAGCCATTACACGCCATTGGGCTATAGCAGGTCGTGGTGCATCTGATCTGGCTCATACCTCATACTCCAAGCCAACTCGCAGCCTAAGGTCTGATATGGCCGCATCCCATCCACAATCCTCGTCGGTCGTAAACCAATCTGGCTTCTCCATCCCCTCAAGCAGCTTGGCAATCAGGGCGCGGGCGTAAGTGCGTTGGGCTTTTGTTACCTTTACAGGGCGAACGATATTGCGGCCCTTTGCAATCGCGCCTCCAGCAGCATCAATAGCCGCGTCTAGGGTGGCTAAGCCGTCGCCATCAAGATCGTCGTCAGCCTCTACCTTCTCAGGTGCCATGCGTTTGCGGCGTTCGAGGAGCATTAGGTCAGCTTGTCCGACGCAAAGTTCAATCCAGTTTGGTGAATTACAAACCGCACCAAAAGCGGACACATACATATCCCATGCGCGGGCTTCTTCGGGGGTTTGGAAGGTTAGGGTGGTCATTGCGTTCTTCCTTTCACTGTTTCACGGAAAGCCTGCCAAGCAAGCGCCAGGACATCGCCTCTAGCACCTTGGCGCAGTAGGGCGTCTACATGCCGCTTAGCCATTTCTGCTAGGCGTGCGTCGTTTGATTGGGGAATGGTGGGGGTCATGCTTTTTCCCTCCGATAACATTGAATGCCATCGTAAAAAGCCTTTCCGTAATCGGTCAGTTTTATCTCAAGACAATCATCGTCACCCATGATGTCAAAAACACCAGCATGGCGATTGTGAACCTCAAGAACAAAGCGAGACACGGCCTTCGATACTTTGGCGTAACCGTTTATGCCTTTTGGACTTCTTGAATAGACATCAAGAATGTCGGCGGCTCTGGTGTTTATCTTGTTCATCACACCCCCTCCAACTCAGCAATGCGAGCCTCAAGCCGTGCGATCTTCTCGGCGTCGGATTCAGGTGGCGGCTCAATTGAAACAATGTCTTTCAGTCTCACGTCTGAAAAATAAACGCTGGCTTCAATCCGCATAAACGAATTCATGGGGCCACTTGCACGACTGCAAACCTCAGCAATTGGCATCCGAACAATTGCATAGCCGCCAACTTTAGCCTGCGCTAATACGTCTTCCTTTTTCATCACAGCCCCCAAAAAATCAGGACAAAAACCAAAGCCACCACGGCAAATCCAGCGACCGCCTCAAGTGGTGACACGCGGTCTGGGCGGCGCTTGCGGTTTAATTCGCGCGCCATGTCAGCGGCGTCCTCTTGCTCCTGCCAGCTTTGCTCTAGCGGGCGCATAAGGTATTCGGCGGTGATGCGTTCTGCGTCGAGGCGGCTCATGACTTACTCCATTCTGCAAAGATTTGATCGCGGCGGACTTCAAGGAAATCCAAGATTGCCAACGTCTCAGCGGCTTTAGGCTTACCTGCGTAATTATCCGCGACGTGCTGGCGATATTGCTCAATCGTGAATGAGCGGCATCCAGCGACAACGACATGCTCACCTAAGCAGCACACGCGCAGGCTAAAGAAATAGCCGTCTGAGCGGGCTGGACCCTGAACGATGGCTAATCCACGGGAGAGGTCTGCGCCATAAAGGTCTGCGCCCCCAAGGTATGCGCCATAAAGGTTTGCGCCATAAAGGTTTGCGCCCCCAAGGTATGCGCCCCGAAGGTTTGCGCCCCCAAGGTTTGCGCCCCCAAGGTTTGCGCCCCCAAGGTTTGCGCCCCCAAGGTATGCGCCCCCAAGGTTTGC